TAAAAAAGCACAAATGAAGTCAGCTGGAATAACCAAAGGTGACCCTATCGCATCTCTAGCATTTGGCTTAGAAAAAGATGTTGATCGCCTTGGTAAAGAAAACGATAAAGAAGAAGCTGACATTGCTAGTCAAGATCTAGTTGACAAGTATCACAGCCAAGAACTTGAAGCACTTAAAAAGTCTTTAACTGATTTACTCAGAAAGTAACCAAATAATTTGACTCTCTATCAAACGATGCTATAATTAATAGTATTGTTAATAAGGAGAGTCACAATGTCAACAGTTTTTTCAACAGAACAACAAGCAAAATTAAAAAATCTTATCAATGAAGGTCTAGGAGTTATGACTGAAGTAGAAACTCTACAGGGTGGACTTAAAGATACAGTTAAAGCAGTAGCAGAAGAATTAAATGTTAAGCCTAGTATATTAAACAAAGCATTAAGAATAGCATACAAGTCAGAATTCCAACAAGAACAAGCTGATCACGAAACACTAGAAGATATCCTTACTACTGTTGGCCGCACTCTTTAGTGACCAAGTTGAAGGAAATGTGGATAGAAAGCTACCACAAAGATCACGTTGCTTTCTACTGCGAACACGTTAGTTTAGTTTTTACTGTAGTTGCTAGTATGTATTTGGCAATACATGCAGATGCTCCAAATATGATGATAGTGTATCCTGGATTTTTTGTAGGATCAGTAAGTGCAATATACGCTTATTGGCGTAGAAGAATACCAACACCAATGATACTGACCACATACTTTGCCGTGGTAAATATATTTGGATATGGAGTTGCCGCTGGTTGGTGGTAACACAGGTTTCGCTCACCTTAGAGCATGTAAACGGTTAATCAGCCATAAGTGATTAGGACAAATGAAAATAAAGAATTGGCAAACATATTGGAAGTCTCACAACCTATGGTTTGATGCCCATGTTTACGGTGAGTGTCTAGTTAACCATACTACCAAACAGTTTTGTGTCTTAATCCCTAAAAATGCAAGTACTTGGCTTAGAAAACAATTACCAACATATAATTTTGTTCTAGGTAATTACCACACAGACGGCCTATTAGAAAAAGCGTATACCCCTATAGTAGTACTGAGAGACCCTGTTGATCGATGGTCAAGTGGCTTAGCTGAGTTTTTACTGCGACGTGCAATTGTCACAATAGTATCCTGGAAAGAACATATCACCCAACCTTTAATAAATTTAATTTTTGCAAGAGTGTGCTTGGACGAGCATACCGAAAGTCAATCAATGTACCTTGAAGGAATTGATACTGAACAGACTATATTCTTAGAACACAACGATAATCTTAACAGTGACATAAGCTACTATCTCAAGGCACAGGGTATTAACAACGAACTAGATACATCTGAAAAACAATTTCAGACTACTAGTGTCAAGCGACAAGTTAAAGGCTACTTTGCTGATCTCATTGCTAATAACAATCAGTTAAAAGAAAAGATAACAAACTATTATCAGGTTGACACAGACCTCATTCAGAGTGTAAAATACTATAAACAACAAGGGAATACATGAGTTATATAGACGCACTATTTGATCGCAATGGCGACAAAATACATATTGTAGAAAGAATTAACGGAGAACGTAAGTTCACTGAGTTTCCTGCTAGCTATGTATTTTATTATGAAGACCAAAAAGGCAAGCACAAGTCAATTTACGGCACACCAGTAAGTCGCTTTGCTACACGTTCAGCAAAAGAGTTTCATAGAGAAGTTAAGATACAGAGTGATAAGAAACTGTTTGAAAGTGATATTAATCCTGTATTCCGTTGTCTAGCAGATAACTATCAAGGTGCTGACGCACCTAAACTTAATATAGCATTTTTTGATATCGAAGTTGACTTTGATCCTGAGAAAGGGTACAGTCGTCCTGATGATCCGTTTAATCCAATTACAGCAATTTCAGTATATCTAGACTGGATGGGCAAAATGGTCACGTTAGTGTTACCTCCTAAAGGTATGAGTTGGGAAGAAGCTGAAAATATCTCAAAAGACTTCCCAGACTGTTTCTTAATGGAACGTGAAGAAGATCTACTTAGTACATTCTTAGATCTAATTGAAGATGCGGACATACTAAGTGGTTGGAACAGTGAAGGGTATGATATACCTTATTGTGTTAATAGAATAACCAAAGTATTATCAAAAGATGATACTAGACGCTTTTGTTTATGGAATCAATTGCCTAAGAAGCGTGAGTTTGAACGCTTTGGTGCTAGCAACATAACATTTGACACAATTGGTCGTGTGCATATGGATTATATGCAACTGTACAGAAAGTACACATACGAAGAACGTCACTCATATAGTCTGGATGCTATTGGTGAGCATGAACTACAAGAACGTAAAACAAACTATGAAGGTACATTAGATCAACTGTACAACAATGATTTTAAAACGTTCATTGAATACAACAGACAAGATACATTTTTACTTAAAAAATTAGATGACAAACTGAAGTTCATTGATCTAGCCAATGAACTAGCACACGCAAACACTGTGTTACTACAGACTACAATGGGTGCTGTAGCTGTTACAGAGAGTGCTATTATCAACGAAGCACACGAACGTGGGCTTGTGGTCCCAAATAGAAGAGAACGCTTAACAGGAGAGGATACGCAAGCCGCAGGTGCCTATGTAGCGTTTCCTAAGAAAGGACTACACGATTGGATTGGGTCTGTTGATATTAACTCACTATATCCAAGTGCTATTCAAGCATTGAATATGGGCAACGAAAGTATCGTTGGTCAACTACTACCTATAATGACTGATCGTTACATTAAAGAAAAAATGGCTAAAGGTAACTCATTTGCATCAGCGTGGGAAGGACTGTTTGGTAGTTTAGAATACGAAGCAGTTATGGCAAAAGAAGTAGGAACTGAAATAACTGTCCAATGGCAAAATGGTGCTGAAGATACACACTCAGCGGCTAACATATGGAAGATGATATTTGATAATAATAACCCTTGGATATTATCAGCTAATGGTACTATATTTTCATATGAAAGTGAAGCTGTTGTTCCAGGACTATTAAAACGTTGGTATAAAGAACGTAAAGAACTGCAAGCAAAAATGAGAGATACAACAGATCTTAAAGAGCGTGCATTCTGGGATAAGCGACAACTTGTTAAAAAGATTAACTTAAACAGTTTGTATGGTGCCATTCTTAATCCAGGTTGTAGATTCTTTGACAAACGTATTGGACAATCAACTACGCTAACAGGCCGTGCTATTGCCAAACATATGGATGCACATATCAATGAAGCATTAACTGGCAAATATGATCATACTGGAGATACAATTATATATGGTGACACTGACTCTTGTTACTTTAGTGCTTGGCCAGTATTAAAAGATGATGTTGAAAGCGGTAAAATGGAATGGTCTAAAGAAACTGCTATACAGTTATATGATAGGTTAGCAGACTCAGTTAATGAAAGTTTCCCTGGATTTATGACACAAGCATTTCATGTACCTACGCACATGGGTTCTATCATCAAAGGTGGGCGTGAATCAGTAGCTAGAAAAGGATTGTTTATTACTAAAAAACGTTATGCCATAATGGTATATGACAATGAGGGCAGACGTTTAGATACCGAAGGCAAACCTGGTAAAATTAAAGCAATGGGGTTAGATCTAAAACGATCAGATACTCCTGTAATAATACAGCTATTCTTAAGTGACATACTTGAACAAGTACTACAGGGTGCAGACCGTGCAGAGATCATTGAAAAGATCCTAAAGTTCAAACACGAGTTTAAAGAGAGACCTGGATGGGAAAAAGGTACTCCTAAACGTGTTAACAACTTAACAAAATATACCAAAGAAGAGAAACGGTTAGGTAAAGCTAATATGCCTGGACATGTTAGAGCAGGTATGAACTGGAACACTATGCGTAGAATGAACTCAGACAACTATAGTATTAATATTGTCGATGGTATGAAGATCATTGTGTGTAAACTAAAAGCAAATCCAATGGGCTGGACGTCAATAGGATATCCTACAGATGAACAGCACATACCTAAATGGTTTAAGGAATTGCCATTTGATGACACAGCCATGGAAGAAACAGTTGTTGATCAAAAGGTAGATAACTTACTAGCAGTACTAGATTGGAATCTTGCCGGAGCAACACAAACAGCAAATACATTTAATAACTTATTTGAATTTTAATGAAACTTAGCGAACTAGTTGCATATAAAACAGCGTTAGATCAATACGATTTTATTCGGACTAGTAGAGGTTTGATTAAAAAAATTAATGAAAGTCAGACTGATATCAATAATGCTCAAGGCGTAGATGGCAAGATTAGATTTGGCGAAGGTGTTTACAAAGAACAACTTGCCAGCGACCTAAGTGAGTTAGAAAACCGGCTTGACGATCTACAAAACAATTATAGCTATTATAGAGAACAGGTAAATGAACTGATCTTAGATCAAGAACAAGAATATATTACTCGTTGTGAAAAACAATTTGTAAGTCGTGTTTTAGGTGAGGGCTTAGAGGGGATTGAAGGTAGGCGATTGATCTTAGACCATGAGCAAAAGAAACAGTTTATCACTAGACTAAACTTGTATGCAGATTGGCGATGGCCCGGATTATTAATTCGGCCAGAAGATCAAGATATTGTAGAAGCTATGTGTGCCTTTGACCCCTTGTATCTAGCTGACATTTATCAAAGTTTATTAGACCCGTATATTAAGAAATTTAATCCTGTGTACCAGAATAGGTTACGCCCTTATCAAATATCTAAATTTATTCCTAGGAAGAAAACCCTAGATATACTTCCACAACAACAATTTGGATTTGTTGCCGCTTATAACCTGTTTGATCACTATCCTTTATACATGATCAAACAGATGTTAACTGAAATAGAACAGTTACTGAAACCCGGAGGTGTATTTTTGTTTACATTCAATAACTGTGACCTAGCCAGGAATATTGCAACATTTGAAAAGGGACAACGTAGTTATGCTCCATGGAGGTTACTACAACCTATTATACAAGACCTAGGCTTTAAAATAATTCAGACACAAACACAAGAACACAACTGGTGTGAAATACGTAAACCCGGAACATTAAAAAGCATACGTGGAGGTCAGGCAGTTGCTAAAGTTTTTAGTGACACACCCGTTGAAAAAAATAAAATATACACTGCTGATCAAAAAGAACATATTCGTCAAGAGGCCATTGACCTCGGCATTGATAGTGAATCCGCTATCAGAGCAGGTGGAACCAATATAGGCAAGTTAGAACTAGCAGTAACACGAAAGAAGGAACAACTACGTCTTGTAGAGTTAAACAAGACCCTAGGAGAAAGACTACCCTGGTCAGCAAGTAACAAAGGGTACGCTAAAGGACAGCACGTTCGATTTAATGGTAAAAATTATATAGCATTAGTTAACGTGTTGCCAAAACAAAAGTTTGAACTAGTTGAATGGAAATTGGTAGAATAAAAATATCGAATAAGGTTGTATACCGTCTAAATATCATGTATACTAGTTATAGTAATTTAATTTTTAACACAAGGAACGGAATATGAGAGATCATTTATTAGATTTAGTTGAACACACTTATGATCTAGGTTGTATAGACCTAGTTAAAATTACAGGTGATGATAAAACTACTGTGATTGACGGCTTAGCTGAAGATAGATCAGTGGTAGTACAAGCGGCATTTAAACAACCTGTGTCAGAGTTTGTGGGCACATTTGGTATGCCTAACTTGGCAAAACTTAAGGTGTTGCTAGGACTGGAGCCATACAAACAGGACGCTGACATCAGCATCAAGAGTCAAGAACGCAATGGTGCAGAAGTTCCAGTAGGCTTACACTTTAAAAACCAAGCAGGAGACTTTAAGAATGATTATAGATTTATGACATCAGAAATCATTGAAGAGAAACTTAAAGTGGTCAAGTTTAAAGGTGTTGAATGGAACATAGAGTTTGAACCTACTATTGCTGGTGTACAAAGATTAAAGTATCAAGCAATGGCTAACGCTGAAGAACTTACATTTAATGCTATGAGCGAAGGTAATGATCTTAAACTAGAGTTTGGTGATCATTCAACACATGCAGGTAGCTTTATATTCCAGCCTAATGTTAATGGTAAACTATCTAAAACATGGTCATGGCCTATTAAACAGTTCATTAGTATTTTAGATCTTACTGGTGACAAGACTGTACATATCTCAGATCAAGGCGCGGCACAGATCACAGTAGATAGTGGATTAGCAGTTTATCAATACATACTTCCAGCACAGAGCAAATAATGGCTAGAGTAGAACACGACGACTTAACAGCAAAACAAAACGACTATGCTATATTTTTACCAGCATTAAGTAGTTTCTATGGCACATTCATAGGCAAACAAAGAGTGGCTAACGACTATGTTGACCCTGCTCGCATGCCTGC